GACTTACACCAAGGTCCATTTGGAAACCTGTTTTCATCTTTATAACAATCTGGTCCCATTTTAAGAACTAGACCTGTTACTGTTGTATAACTTTGTTCTTGAATAGTTTCATCAGTTAATAATATACCACCTTTAGTTTTTCCTTGTCCTTTATAAGGTAAAACTAATAAGCGCCAACCTGTTGGATTAGGTAATCGTTCCAATACTTTATCAGTTGGAAGATGTTCTATATCGTTAGTTGCGTCTTCTTGAATTTTTTTGAGAAAGCGGTTTTCTTTATCTTCCGCTACTTTATTATTTTTGTCTGCCTCTATTGATAAATCTTTTTCTTCGAGTGCAAATCTACGTTTCGGTATCTCCGTCATAATCTTTCTGCAGGTCTTGTGTTTCCTGTTCCATAATTGCATAGGCTTTAAACTCACCTACGGTTTTGTTGTATTCATCCCAGCTCGGTAACCCGGCTGCAATGATTTCTTTTAACTCTTCTTTACGCGTTCTAATCTTTTTTAAGATTAGATAAATCGCTTGTGTACTATCCAAGTTATTTTTTCTTTCCTTTTTTATGCATTTTCATGCCGCCGTGCATTGCTTTAACTCTGCCACCTTTTGCTGCCATAGTTTTAGCACCAGAATAAGCACCTTTACCCATAGATTTTTCCATGCCTTTACTCATAGCACGTCTTCCAGCTAAAGATACATTACCTCTTCTACTTGCGCCAGGATCTCTTGCACCTAATGATTCATCAAGTCTAGCATTGTAGCCTTGTTTCATTGGTCCACCAGCAGCTTTTTTAACTCTGCCTCCTTTTGCAAAAGTAGTAGTAGTTTGTCTTTTTCCAGGTAAAATTTTTCCTTGTCCACGAACTGTAACTTTTCCAACCATAATTTTTCTCCTTATTTGCTGTTTATATTAATTATATTATCTAGTCAACTAATCTTTTACGTCTATTCCACCAGTTGGATATCCATCACTATTGACCCAAGGTTCTGTATGAAAACCTTCAGCATCTCCAAAAGATGAATAACCACCTTTAGACATTTTCACACGACCACCTTTTTTATATGCTGATTTAACTGATTGACCAGTTTTTTTAGAGTGCCTCATAGCAGCCTTTTTACCAGCAGGTGTGTATGAAAATTTTTTTCCTCCTACACTTGGCATATTGCCTCCTTAATAAATTGTTGTTGTTTGTTTTTTATTGGGCAACATTAAACCAAATCCTTTAGGAGTAATCACAGTCCCTCCGCTAGCTTTTTTAGCTGTTTTTGCACTATCAATAAAAGATTGTTTAGTAGGAGCACCTTTTGATCCTACTTTGCGCATTTTTTCACCACTTCCGGCTTTAATACGTTTTCTTTTTGCATGTATATTGGCGTATAACCCACCTGCATTTTTTTTAACTGGTTCACTACCATGTTCTTCGGTCCATTTACGAGCTATTTTAGGTTCATTGGCCCATAAATATTTTCTTTGTTTTTCTGATTTAAATGGCATTATTTTTTCTTAATTAATCCCATTGCACCTTTAGCTCCCTTAATTCCAAAACTTGCTGAGCAGGCGATGTATAATAAATGTTTATAATAGTCAGGAAGTTGCTGGAGTGCAACAAACCCTCTTTCAATGTGTTCTGTCATTCCTGGAAAAAATACGGCTACTGCAGGAGCCAAAAGGCAAATTAAAATTAGCTCATCTTTCCACGACCCTTTCATTTGATCGACGGCTGATGCTTCCCACGCCACTTTACCGGCTATTTGATCTTGTTTTAATTTAGTTGCTGCTTTAACTTCTGTGAGTTTCAATTGAGCTTTCGCTTTCTTTGTTTCTACGAAGCCAGAAACTGCTTGCCCTGCAACTCCTAATAATGGTTTTAAAAGTAAATTTAACATGTTACCTCACTAAGCTTAATAAGCCACCGTCTTTTGCCATGGCTAATTTTGTATATGGATTATATTTATTTACGCTTACCATATACTCTTGTAAGGGCGTTTGTCCAGGAACAAATTCTTCGTCCCCTAATTGCTTTGGCCCTTGTTGTAATCCAGCTCCATAATAAGCTGCTATGTCATCACCATATCCACCACTATAATTAATACCACTAAATGTAGTAGGTCCAGGTACAACAGGATTACCAAATTCATCAACTTCACCTTCAAAATACCAACCTTTAGAAGTATCAGCCCAATCATCGCCGGTTATGCTAGTTAATCCAGATAATTGATCAAACCAATCACTCCACTCTTCAGATTGCCATCCTATGTCTTCCGGTGATTTTCCAGCTTTTATCCCAGCTTCTAATCTAGCCTGTTCTTCTGCTTTTAATTTTTCACCATATGCAGCTATATCTGATAATTCATCGTAAGATAAATCTTGAGTTACAAAAATAGGTTTATCAAGAAATTTATCTTTTCCTGTAACCCAGTTTTTTGTACGAGCAATTCTTTCTGATGGAGTTATAACTTGAGATCCAGTTCTTTCTCTAAACGCTTCTTTATCTCTAGGGGAAGCCATTTGTTCTTTTTGTTGATAAGACTGAGGTTTTGGAACTTCTGGTCTATCATTAGCCCATCCTGCAGTACTTCCACCTGTTACAGGATCTTTTTTATCTCCTGACCACGCCCAAGTATCATAATTGGGAATATTTTCTGGACCTTTATGTGGAGTTCCTGGTTTTAATGCAGCTAATATACCTTCTTCTTCAGGTGTTATATAAGCTAATTTTGTTCGTGGAGCATTTGGACGAGTTTTTAAAAATCGTGGTACTTCTAAAATTTCACTTTTAGTATAATTGCCAGGGTAATTCATTATTGAATACCTAATTTATAAGGCAATATTTCATCATCCATAAATTGGTAAAAATAATCTGGAACATTCATTGGATAAAATTGACTATACCAAGAATCTTCCGGAGAAGTTTCAAATCCTTGATTATAGGCATCCATAATAATTTCCCATAACTCATCACTCATATTATCTGGTTGTGATTCTAATCTTGTAGGACGATATTTTAAATAACTATAATCTCCTAGTATTTCGTCATCAGCTTTATTATCAAACATTTTTGACAAACCTGGAACACCAGATAAAGCTCCAATACCCATTCCCATTAATTTAGGGCCAGCAGATTGTATAAAAGAAGATATAGGAAAATTTCCGGAATAACTTTCTGGATTAGTTATTCTATATTGATTCATCATTTTACGATAAGGGTCAGAATATAGAGAAGCTAGTTGTTGAGCTTGTCTGGAATTTAAAATACCTCCCTGTCTAGGTCCAATGGCATCAAGAGCTTGGTTTTTTAAACCTTCTCTAAATCTTGTAAAATCTTCACGAGTTGCTGTGTTAGGATTAAAAGAACGCATGAAATATTCTTTTTCAGCACGTTTAGCTGCACGTTCTTGACGTGCAGCTTGAACGCTTTTAAATTGCCTGTCTGCAAAACCTTGTCGGTCTAATTCAACCATTATGCACCAGGTATCATAGCTTGAAGCACAATAAGAACTATAATGACTACAATGCCGGCCTTAATCCAGTCCTTCATTTTCCACTCATTCCATTCTTTTATGTGTGCCCAAACATCTTTTAATAGATTCATTTGGTCCTCCTAATGTATAGTTACATTTGCCACCTGTTCTTCCAATTCAGTTATATAGTCAAAAGACTCTACAACAGATTGAAAAACAAACGACGTTTGATCTGGCCCTAAAGAATCAATATAATGTTGACGCGTTACGGCCATCAAAGCTGCACAAACTAATAGTGCATCTTCGGGCTTCTTTATAAGGGATCTTGCAAGACTGTCAATCTCTTGCATTGAATCACTTATTATCTTTACTTTTTTTATCTCTGTTTCCGGCATTTATCCTCGCAGTGGTTATATCTTTTTCATTTTTCATTGCTTCTTTAGTTAAAGCAACATTTTCTTTTAATTGCCCTAATGCTTCTTTTGCCGCTTCTTGGTCAACTTTACCAGCAACATCCATTAGTTTAATTGTTGTATCAGCTTCTATCTTGTCACGTTCCATGTCAAGTTTTTCAGCTTCAAATGTTCCTTTAGTTTGCATCTCTTGTTGACGCATCATTGCTTCAGCTGCACGTAAGTCAATCTCTCTTTGTTTAAGTTTAACAAGTGGATCAGCCTGTTCTGCTGCTGTACGTTTTTCTTCGTCTTGTGCAAGTTGTGCAGTCATTTGTGCTTCTAAATTTGCAATAGCATTTGTTTTATCCATCATCATTTGTTGGGCTAATCCATCTAAGCGTTGCATCTCTTGAGGATTCATCTGTGCTGCTTCCATCTGTTGTTGTAAATCTTGTTCCATTTCAGCAAATTGTTCTTGAACTTGTTTTTGTGCCATCAATGCAACGTGTTCAGATACGTGTGCCTGTAACATAGAATAGAGTGGTGGATTAATTTGAACCATTCTTGTAAACATAAATTCAGCATGTGCCTTCATGTGTGCTGGATGATCTTGTTGAATAAAAGCTTTTAATGGAGCTCCTTTCATAGCCGCCGCATTTTCAACTGCAGGGCTTAAAGGTTGTGGCTCATTTTCTTCGTCAGCTTTTAATATTGCATCAATATTATCTACACCCATCGCCTGATACATTCTTCTATAAGCTTCGCGCATGTTATGCATTTGTGGGTTAGAAGTGGCTAACTGTAATTGTTGTTGTGCTAACATTACACGTTGTGACATAGAAAAAATATTAGGATCACTTACTGGTAGAATATCTACACGCTCATCAAAGTCTGATTGTTTAATCATTCTTTCACCACCAACAACTTGGTATGGATACTCTGGTGGAGTAAACATCTGTATACAATTAGCGAGTAATTTAAATTCTTTTCGTTGTGAATAATGTAATCTTTTTTGAATTGCACTCATTACTTTTGTCCCACGTTCAAGTAATGCTAAAGTTGTTCCAACTGGGTTTTGTTCATTACCTTCACCCATCTTCATATCTGCAATTGCTGCAAATGATTTACCTGCGTCAACAGCGAAACCTAATAACGCAAATAAAGTCTGTGATGGTTCTTTATAGGGAAGTGGTAATAATGATTCTTTAATAGATGTTCCTGTTACATCCACGTCTCTAAATTCACCTGGTTGTAATGGTTCATCATGATCACGTATACGCATTCCTCGTGCTTTAAATCCTGCCGGTAAGTTAGCAAGAGTACCTGCATCAATTAACTGCCGCAAAACACTTGTTGCAGTTCTTGATAACCCACCTAGCATATGTATTAGACCAAAGCCGTAAAAACCTAGGCCTGGGAGGAATTTGAAATGAACAAAATATGATTTCTTTTTAAAACTTAAATCAGCTTCTGCCCAGTTTCTGCGTATGGATAAAATCTTTTGAGAAAATTTATCAATTGTAATAATATAAGGAAGTTTAATTCCACTTGTATCTTCAAACCCAGGAACATCGGCGTTAACATGCATTTCTAAAATTAAATGTTCGTCATCTTCTCCTTGGTTAGTTTGTGATACACCTTCTAGTTCATTTACTT